CCAACTACCAAACCAGCGCAAATAACTACGGTGGCGTATCGATTTACCCCACTTACATGACCAGTCCACAGGATATGGCCAGCGAATTAGAAATGGCGGCAGGCTAATGGTGAAGTTTAAGTACCAGGACGTCTTAATTGAAAGCGGGGACGTGGTGCTAGATGCCGGTCGTAATCCTGTATTGATTCAAGACCGAGCCGTCATTGCTCAAGATATTAAACATGCAATTTTAGAAAGTCAGCTAGCAGTGATATTGATTGCTGAACGCAGCCCGTCAAAGAAAGCGGATATTCGTACCAAGTTAGAGCTGTTAATCGAAGACGATATTCGTTTGGTACCAGGAACAGTGCAGTTAGAAGAGGCTAAAGAAGGGACGATTTTTATCTTTGCAAAAACCATCGACTTTGGTGAATTAGAATTGGAGTTAGTTAATGTCTGATATTCCTAAACCAGATTACGCTGAACTGGTAAAGCAATCCGGTATTCCTACCGATGCGGCCAGTTGGAAAAAAGTGCTTAAAGACGAAATGAAAGCGGAAGAATGTATTATTTCGAACGATTCGCTGTTTTCCCCGTTCTGGCGCTTGATTGAATCGGCAGTGATTAAAACGACGTTGTGGCTCATCAATACGTTATTGGTCGGCCACGTATTGCCAAATATGTTTGTTGCTACGGCAGCAGGTGAATGGTTAGACATGCAGGCTTGGCAATGCAAATTAATCCGTAAGAGCGCCACTAAGGCCAAAGGGGCTGTCGTTTTTCAACGTGCAGCCGCGAAAGGACCTGCATTAGTCATTCCCAAAGACACTTGGATCCAGACTGAAGTCATTAACGGCAATATTTACCGCGTTCGTGTACTTGTTGATACCACATTGCCAGAAAACGAAACGCAGGTATTGGTTGAAGTGGAAGCTGAAAATGACGGTGCAGCTTACAACCTTGGCGAAGGTTATTACCATATTTTATCAACGGCCATATCTGGTATAGCTGCAGCGACTAATCCGGCTGAATGGCTAAATGAAGCAGGGGCCGATAAAGAAAGCAATGATGAATTGCGCTTACGTATCCGTAACCAATGGAGTGCGGTAGCTAAATGGCACATTGACGCAGCTTACCGTTCATTACTGACCAGCCGCGCTGGGATCAATGACGATAACGTGTATTTCGAGCATAACGCGCCGCGTGGTGCAGGTACCGCAAATGCTTATATTCTACTTGATACCGGTGAACCGTCACAAGATATGTTAACCGACTTAAATACCTACATCCGTGAACAGGGACAGCACGGACATGGTGATGACCTGCAAGTGATGGCGATGCCAGAAACGCAACATAACATTGTTTGCCAGATATGGCCGTTTCGTTCTCTGACGATGGATGAGCGTTCAGGACTAAAATCCGCGGTTGAAAAATTCATTGGAGCGGCCTTCCGTGAGAATGCTGATTATCAGCCTACGGTCACTAATCCGATTTTACGTTTTAGCTTTTCCAAACTAGGGCAAGAACTACACGGGCAGTTCTCGCAAATTGAATCACTGGAATTTGATAATGCCGACATCATCAACAACCTGACGGTACCACGTATTCAGATGTTGGGGGTCTCCATTGAAAATACCTGAGATAAAGCTGCGTTATTGGATGGGCAGAGGTGAGTTAGCAAAACTTGCTCGCGCACTGCGTAACTACTGGGGGCATGTGAAAGCCGCCTTTGAAATGCCGCTGCAGCAACATGATCCACTGATTGCCCCTATGGCATTGGTGAATATTTTAGCCTGGCAACGTGGCGTTGAAAAACTAGGGCAAGAGCCTGAAGCGTTGTTTCGTATTCGTGTCGCGCATGCTTACGGGTTTTCCCGTGATGCCGGTTCAGTTTCAGGCTGGGAAGATATGTTTGCCAAACTTGGCTATCCGCATATCGCCCAAGATGAAAGGTTGGCTGACATCGATTGGGATGTCATCAGCCTAAAAATACAGGATGGTGACTTAACGCATGTTCCTAAATTATTAGACACCGTTATCCGCCAGTATGGGCGCACGTGTCGACGTTACCAATACACCAGTTATGTTGAAATGCCGTTGGCTGTGCGAAGTAAGAATATCGAAGCGCAATACACAACGTCACATGTTAAGACACGGCTAAATGTAGGCATGTTACCGAACATGTTTAATGTTAATTGTGAATATTACCAAGCCACCGCGAAAGGTTAAGGATTGAACGAATGACAAATACCACTGATAAACAGATTTTAACGGCGGCAGGTAAGGCGCTATTAGCACAGCTTAACGCTGAAGAAAAAGCACTTGTTATCGATAAGATGATTTTTGCTAATTTACCAAATCGCCCTTTGTTTCCGCAGCCTGATGATGTGGTGCCGAGTAATTATATTGAGCATGAAAAAGTAGTTGAACAGCGTGGGCGTCTTTCAGTCGACTCTGTTATCTACAGCACGACATTGGAAAGTAAAGACGGGCCTTTTGAGTTTAACTGGACTGGCACGTATTGTTCAGAATACGGCGTGTTAGTCACCATTGACCATCATGCGCTTACCCCTAAAACAGCCGATGAACCAGGTGTCGCAGGTAATACACTAGTGCGTTCGGTGGTGTTGGAATACAAAGATATTGCCGCGATCACTAATATTACGGTTGACGCATCAAGTTGGCAGTACAACGCTAACCCACGTATGAAGAAAATGGATAGTGATACTGCTCAGGCTATCATCGACCAAAACGGCAAAGATTGGTTTATTGAAGATGGTTTTCAAGTCACACCCCAATCAACAGCTTTCAATATCAAAGCGGGTGCCGGCTATGTATCGGGCAACCGTATTATGCTTGAATTCGATCGCACAGTTCTGGTACCTAACAAGCCATCATTTATCTATGTAGATGCACATCGTGAAGGTACACCAACAGGTGAGCAGGTCATGTTGTTTGATTTCGTTGTTACAGTCGAAGAAAAAGACGACTACGTGGACGCGCAAGGTATCAAGCACTTTGTTTGTAAGATCGCACAGGTGTTGGTTGATAGCAGCGTTAGTGATTTTCGGCCAGAGGGAGAAGTGGCAACAGGATTTAAAACACACACATCAATGCTGACAGGTAATAATGGAATACTTGAAGGTTCAATTAAGCAACTTCTTAAAAAGCGGTTTATAAATGAAGCTTTTCTAAAAGTTAATAATAACGCTGGTTTGGATTCGCTTTTTTCTGTCGGAGGAAAGCCTGTCGGGAACATAGAATCTGTAAACATTGGTTCGCTTGAAATTATTGTAAATGGCAAAACACATGCCCTTTCAATGTATGATCCTAGCAATGCGATATCGTTCGAAGCATTCGGTGCTATATCTGGCGGTGTTGTAAATAATGATGAAGCCGTAGAAAGAATGCGTAAGTACCTGATTGGCAATAAAGGTGGCGCTATCCGAATACCTAATGCAGAAGGTGGCTGGGGGATTGAGCATACTATTTGGATACCATCGAATACAACAATGTACTGTGAGGGGGAGTTTGTAGCAAACGGAATTATGACCCCGTATGAGAATATGATGTCTCCAGATATAGGCGCTGAAAATGTCACAATATATGGTTTGAAGTTAAATGGAAATAACCAGCCTGCGGTATCTGGTTTTATGCCACGACGTGGTTGTAAGAGTCTGAAAGTATTGGGTTATAGTGGGCGTAATTTCAAACACGATAAAGTACGAAAGGGGGGGCGGGGATTAAGCCTTGATGGCGGCGCTGATGGAGGTGGCCATAAAGATGTATTAATCAGTGGCGTGTCAATTAAAGACTCTTATGAATTGTTCAGTATTGCGGCTGATAATGAGCATGTGAATGTAAATATTGTTATTACAGATATGACGGCTGAAAATTGTGAATGTTTGACGAATATTTTTGCCAATACGCAGGCTGATTTCCCTCTTGAACCCAGTAAAATATCTGCGATTATCGGTAGAATAACCGCCCGCAATTGTGGCGTCTCAAAAACATATATACGTAATGGCGCATTAGTTAACTCGCAGGGTGGCGGTAATGTAATTATCGGTGATGTTATCGTTGTTAACGATAATGAGTATGTAGGGGACAAAAAGCCAAGCATACTTAAGGGGAAGATGTCGAACGTGACGATTAATCGACTGATGTATTTTGGTGATTGTGATTATGTTTATGATAATTCAAAATGGACAGAGCAGGATGCTCAGTATCAAGATGATTTGGTATCAGAAGGTATTCATGCGAAAGAGATCAAGGTTTATGGTACGGCTAATGAAATATTATATATAGGGAAGGCATCAAATGGTCAGCCAACACTAAAAGACAGTACGATTGAGGCTACAGTATCAAAATGTATTACAAATAAAATTATATCATCCCTCGATTTGGATTTAAGGGGGGTATATGTGAACCTGACCCGTACCGATACAGACACAATTATAGTTGGTAATTTAAATAAGTTACTAAAAGATGGAATAAATTGGAATAGCTTTATAGGACGGGTTTTAAATTATGCATCAGCAGTGGGAGACTCTGCTTCATTTAATAAACTGGCTATTCTAGGCAATAAATATAGTGCGGATTATTTGCTCGAATCCATCGACAATGTATTAAAAATATCTGGAAATAATACTGCGTTTTTTAATATATCACAAAGTTCGATATATCCAGGTAGAGATGATGGTGAGACTTCTGTTGGTATATCAAGTAATCCATATGGTGCCATCTACATGCAGGACACAGTTACAAAGGACACGGTCCGGTTGGTAATTAGTAATGGTGAAGTACTTGTCCAAAAAGAGCCTTAAATCATGCTAACCCTTAACGGCACTCAGCTCCCATTAAAGAACCTGCGCATTAGCGTGCGTCAACAGTTGGCCGGACAAGATATGTCCGGCCAAACCTCGGCTACTGACCAAGCGGAAACTGGTAGCAAAGGTAAAATTTTGACTGTGAAAGGCGTAATTACTTTTAACAAAAAACAGTTATTAACAAACCTTTTCAGGATGGCGGAAGCACTGGAAGACGGTGCCCGTCAAATCTATCGTATTAGCAACAAGACAGCTGAAGCGCTGAAAATTCGTCAGGTGAAATTCCAAGGCGCCATCCGCGCTGATGAGCAAGATACTCTCCGACAATGGAGTGTGTCATTTGAACTGATAGAACATCTGTCGGTACCCGAGCGAGTAGAGCAACGTCAACCGGATAAAATGGCAGCACAGCAAAAAGTGCAAGGTGTCAGTACGCCAGTAACCAGCGGGCAAAGTGAAGATGTGCCGCCGGACACTGATGTTGAATTAACGGGTGTGTTGAAAGTACTGAAAAGTATCGACAATGCCTTGGCCTAGTGGTGACCATCATGACAAACAATAAGTTTCTTTGCCGTGCTTACATTGGTAAGAGCAAAGTCAATGTAAAGCATCATCGTATTGTCTTTAGTGAGAATACACCTGGGCGCGGTCAGCTAACCGTCGAAGGAGATCCAGAGCCAAACACGATAATTGCTGTTGACTTAGGCTGGGGTGAGTCGATAACGCGTGTATTTATCGGCTATATTGAACGAGTACAGCCAGCAGAAAAGGACTGGTCAACAATATTTTGCCGTGAACTGAGCGCGATACTCTACAAGCCGCTCAATATCATCATGCGTCACCCAACGCTGATGCAGCTGCTTAGCGAAGTGACCAACAAAACAGGGCTGCAATTTGTGGTACCGGAACAGGCCTACAGCAAAACTGCCATTCCTTGTTTTTATAGCGATGGTAATGGCTATCGCGTTATTGATGAGCTGGCCCAAGCATTCAATATTGATGATATGTTTTGGCAGCAGCAGGGTAACGGGCAAATTTACGTGGGTAGTTGGAAGGATTCATTTTGGGCTGATAAGCCTGTCAGTATCCCCAATGCGTTAATGACCAAGCATACGGCGAATAAATCGGTAAAGGTACCGGCTATTCCTAAATTAAGACCAGGTGTTGTTGTGAATGGACTTCGCTTGGTCGGTGTAGAGTTTGAAGGAACGGAGGTAAAGCTAACGTGGATGTAAATGTTATTAAGCGCATTATCTTCCGGTTGTTCCCTGAATTCACAGGTCAGTGGCATTTACCACGTTGGGGCAAGGTGGTTGCATTGCCAGAACTACCAGAAGAAGGCGATTTGTCTGATCGCTTTTATCCTCATTATGCCGTGGATGTGCAACTACTCGATGAAAAGGGCATGGAATATGAAGACAAGCCAGCACTTCAGGCGGTACCTTTGCCCGTTCCCGGACTTGGTGATCATGCCGGTCGGCTAGAGCCGCCAGCAATAGGCTGCATTGTTGAATTGGGCTTTATGTTCGGCCAGCCAGATAAGCCCTTCATCCGCTGCGTACTGCCACTGGGATTTAAGTTACCAGGTATTAAACAAGGTGAAAGCCGCTATCAACAACGAATAGGTGTTTACCATCACGTAGACCAGGATGGAAACTTTGACAGTACTACAGACAAAAATGCGACGCTCAATTGTGTTGATAGAAACGTGAACGTCACTAATTACACCGCCATTATCGAGCAGATGCGAAAAATTGTAGTGAAACAGAATGAAGAGATCACCATTCTTAAAAACAAAGTTGAAACGATAGAAGGTCAAGCGAGCTTAACCGTATCGAAAGACCTGATCATTAAAGCCAAGAATATAACCGAAGATGCAGACACGATTAAATTAAATGGTGGTACCGGAGTGATTAACTGCGCCAGTATTTGCCCGTTTATGGGTAAACCACATGTGGACGGTTCAACAACAGTATTTGCGGGGAAATAATATGGCACTAAGTAAGAGATCATTAAAAGCAAAGTTGGAAACAGAGCTTAAAGCCCAAGGTTTTGTACTTGATGGTGAGTTTGCAATGGCTGGTAAATTTGCTGAAGCGATCGCAAATGCGGTTGTTGATGAGATAACCGAGAATGCTGAAGCAAATGTAATGGGCGGTAGTTCGGCTGGAAAACACAAGATTAATTAACGTTGCAGAATAGACGTCGATGTCTATTATCGATGACAAGGTTTAGATTGAGTCAAGACGATTAAATAGCGGCCAACTGGCGACTATAGCATAACGCATGCGGCTATATGCAAAGAAAGGATAATTCAAGAATTCACTCCCCATTAGCTAAAAAAGAGGTAAGTATTTGTAAATAAAAAGACCTCAATGAGGTCTTTTTATTAGC